TCTAAACTCAGTGAATGCTGCCCCTTCGTTGATATCCCAGTCACCATCCAAAAGCTGTCTACGTTGATGCTCAGGTAGTGAAAGCAAGTTAGCTTCGTACATACCGTCATCTGACAAGTAAGGGTTATCGAACAGTGTAGCAGGAATAAACTTACGTTTAAAGAGGGGTTCACCTTCTCTGCTGTGTCCTTTAGGCCAAGAGATGACCTGTCCTTCTTCATCAGTAGCCCAGAAAGCCTCATTAGGTGTGCTTGGGTCAATGAAAGTACGTTTTACCCATTGATGCCCAGGTCCACCAGGGTTTGATGTAGCCCTCATATAGAGAGGAAGACCTGCTGCTTTGGTTGTACGTAGACGTGAACGCATGTAGTTCCAAGCGTATGGGCTTCCCCATTGTGTAAGTTCGTCGAAACCAATCCAGTTAAACGCCTGACCTTGGTACCTCATAACGTCTTCGTCACGGTCTAGGTAAGACATCCAAAGTGTTGCCCCACTAGGAGCTACCCAAGTCTTGTCTCGTTCCATGAACTTAATCCCTGGCAGTGCTCTTGGGTAAAGTTGCTTTGAAACTGAGATAAGTTCTCTTAGTTCCTCTGTACTACGACGAACAAGTAGCATACGAGCATGAGGGTTGTTCAAGTATCGAACAGGATCAGCCACCATTGCGTATGACTTACCACCACCAGCTGCACCACCGTATAGAACTTCTTGTTCGGATGCTGCTAGGAAAGCTGTCTGTGGACCAGCATTAGGCTGAAAGATAATATCTTGTGCAGCCTCAACGTCATAGTCAGGAGCTTTCGCCTGTGCTGGAACTGTCGTCTTCGTCTCTGAAGAGCTTTCTTGTTCTGGAACCGCCGATGCGACCTTCTTCGATCTTCTTCGCTTTCCTTGCCGCTTCTTCATACTTCCGAGCGTAGGTTCGGTAGGCACTGGTTGACCTTCTTCTTTTTTCTTCGAGTCTGACACGTTTATCCAATCCTACATGTGAGATGTAACGACCTGACTGTTTGGATAACCAGTTAGCTACATTTCTGATGCTGTACTCTTGTAAGAGTAACTTTGCTTTTTCTAAGAGTTCTAACTCTTCTGGGATTGGGATCAAGAGGTCAGGATCGTCTTCGTCTTGTTTGTATCCGAAAGGTATGTGTCTTCCTACTCTGATGATTGGGTACCACTCTCCACCTTCTCCTCTGAGAGGTATACGCCAATCTACCTTGGTAGGGTATGATGTGTTATTGGAAGCTCTCTTACTCATCTTTCTCTTTTGCAGGAAGAATGAATAGAGGGTCTGAAGACTTAACTTCGACCTTTTCTGTTTTAGTGAAGCCAGCACGATCCAACAGATCTTTAGCTGCTGCCATCTTTTCTTTTACACCTAAGTCAGCTGGATCTTGCATCACAGAGAACATAGTGTAAGCAGCCTTCGTGGAAGACTGTGCAATGAACTTAGTTGTTAGTTCTGCAATCTCGTTAGCCAGAGGCCCAGTTACTTGAGAAGAAGGAGTGTGAGGCCCGTAACCTGCAATCTTCATTGCCTTACGGACATCACCCTTTGCTTCATCGTCAAAGAGAACCTCAAGAAACTTTTCTTGCTTTTCTGTCAGTTTACGATTCATATATAATCCTTCTGATGTCACACCGAGATAGACCCATATCGGCTAGCTCTCTGTCTGACAATCTCGTGAGTAAGTGATACTCTGCTCTTTTCTTGTTGTTCTCAATGATTTTGTCGAGCAACTTGTTTAAGAAACGTTTAATCATGGTAAGTTAAATCTCCGTCAGTTATGCGATATGTTGGCTAGGACCAACGGAGATTAGTTTTACATAAATAGTTATAACATACTATTGCTAAGATTGCAACCCCGTTATTACCCTACTGGGACAAACGTTTCAGTTACAGTGCACATATAGTCTAGGGCTGGAGCAGAGTTACCTGTAGCAATACAACGAATCTCATCACCAGGTTCAAGCACAAGGGTAGCACCTGTAAGTAAGACAGAGTCACCTGTACCTAAGTTCTTACCACCAATAAGGTTAAACTCATCCGTAGTGGATGCTTGGTACCACTTAGCCAAAGCCGAGGTAGTACCGTTAGCATTCACACAGAATAGCATAGAGATCTCTGCACGACAATTAGCAGGGCATGTGTATAGAACCTCTACTTGGTTCTGTGTATCACAGATAACACCCTTACTAACTGTACGTGCTGGTTTGCCTTGAGCAAAAAGAGTCATTACTCTTCTGAAGCCTCTTCACTAGATACTTCTTCAACAGGAGCCTTCTTCTTTTTAACAGGCTTCTCACTTTCTAGAGCAAAGGCAAGGGCTGCGGGGTCTTTCGACTCCCACTTCCCTCTGATCTTCTGAGCTAGAACGTCACCTCTGTGACCTACGACTTTATCGTTTACTATCTTCATTTCAAACTCTTTTTCAGTTTAAGTTGATTTTCGATCTTCGACTTGTCCCGTGTACGAACCAAAGCATTTGAGTTGGAACCTACAACCCACTTCATTCCGTCACCTGCATCTTTACCGATCTTGTCAGAACGAAGAGCCTTCTTACGTGCATCACTCCAGTTTGCAAAAGGATCTGCTGCCTTAGTTTTAGCCTTAGGCTTAGAAGCAGTAGCAGGACGAGCCTTTGGTCTAGGAGATGTAGCTGGGGTGCTAGACTTCTTAGCTGTCTTAGGCTTATTGTTAGGACGTGAGGTTGGACCTGAGGACTTATTAGGTTTGTCTGAAGGTCCGTTGTTAGGACGTGAGGTTGGACCTGAGGACTGATTAGGTTTGTCTGAAGGTCTGTTATTAGGACGTGATGCTGGTCCTGAAGACTTACCCTTAGGTGGCGTTACATCAATCTCTGGTACATCAGGTGTAGCTGTTGAACGTAGACCCTGTGGTCTTGAGTTCTGTGGACGAGGAGGAAGATTAGGACGTTCCTTGACCATAGACTTAGGCATCTTAGGTGGTCTACCTCTTCCTGTGGAGTTACCTGATGTAGACTTAGGTGCCTTGGTTTGAACAGCTGGTGCTTTAGCCTTAGGCTTAGGAGTTGTTACCTCAGTCTTAGACTTAGTCTGGTTTGCAGGTTTAGTTGCACGACCTGTACGAGGATTGGGTGAACTTGCTTTTGGGGCTGCAGGAGGCTGCGGTTTAGCAAACTTACCTGTAGAAGGGCTACGAGGATTAGGTACGGAGGGAGCCTTCTGCACGGTAGCACCGTCTGGGATCTTAGACTGTGTAGTCTTTTTGCCACCCTGTTTGATCAGATCGTCAGCAATCTTCTTTGAGTTTGTGCCGAAAATCTTCTTACCGATTTGAATAAGAAACTTATACATCTTCTTTATTTACCTCTTTTCTGGGTTGGCTTCATGGAAGCACCACAGTTAGCTTGAACTACACCACCTGCTGCGTAACCCATCTTGTTCTCAGTCATACCACCCTTCTTGTAGCCCATCTTCTTGGCTACTTCTGGTGCTTCTTTCTTTAATGCTTTCATACCAACATTCATTGGTTTCTTGTTCATCATGGCTAATCCACCTTCATTTGCTTTAGTTTTAGCTGCTTGTTTAAATGCTTCAGCTGTAGGCGCACCCTTTGTACCAGGTCTACGCATCTTCTCACCACTTCCTGCGGCTATTCTTTTACGCTTTGCGTGGATGTTAGCGTACAAGCCACCCTCTGCATAGCCACTAGCATAGATTGCTTTACCTTGCTTCTCAGCTGCAGCTTTGGTCTTGTAGACCTTACCCGTCTTACCCCAACGGTATCCACCTGGAACCTTCTGAACTGGCATTAGTCGTCGTCCTCATCGACCATATCCATGTGGCTAGGACAATCCCAACCCTGACATGCAGCTTCCTGAGAACACATAAACTTGAACTTCATACAGGCACCCATACCAGGTTCTGCATTCAAAGCTTTAAGTGTACGAGCCTTGTTGTTGAAGTACTCACAGTTAGCACAAGTCTTAAGCTTGGCTACATCTGCTTCCTTACCCCAAGCTTTACCTAGCTCTTCTGCAGTGGCACCGTACATCCAGTACTCTTCTGCTCTCTTCTTATTTTCTTCTGAGACCTCTGGGACTTCCCCACCGATCATCAAACCTACTTCCATCATTATACATTATCTCCTAGTTTGAAACACGCAGGTCTCGCATAGATGTTTTGTTCAATTAGTAGCCTAGCAAAACCACGGGCATCCTCTAAGCATTGTTCCTCAGTGCTGTGTAGTACGGTAGTGTTACCTGATAGTATACAGGAGTTTGCATCCGTTGGGATCATGCAATAGAAGACGACAGCAAACCACATAGTATTACTTGGCCTTCTTACTTTTAGAAACTGATCCACCCTTGCTTAACAAAACTCTACTTGGTTTAGCCTTTTTATTCCGTGGGGCTGGACCTTCAGGTTTTTTCCTACTAGGGGGTGCTCCGTGTAAGTCACGAATGATTTTATCAAAGTAGACAGGGTTATCTTTTCGGATCTGACGAAGACGAGCCTTTTCAGCACCAGTCAACCGAGCAGAGGTGTCTTTTGTTAGGTCTTTTTGAGTTGCTTTAGGTCTCGACATTTATATCACCACTTCGCCTTGTTAGCCCAGTAAGCTGCAGACATCTTACCTTTTTTAATATTTTTCTGATGTCTGGCCTTAAAGCTAGCACGTTTCTTCTTCATTTGTTCGGA